AATTTGTTTTGTTGTGCTACAAGCTCATGAGCTAGTGTGTTTAGTAATTCTTTTGAACCATCATCAAATTTTATAATTCGTTGTTTAAAATCTATCTCCGAGCTATCTCTAGCTAACTGCTCCATTTCGTTTTTGGTTTCTCGTACTTTACGTACCCACTCACATATCTTATGGCTTGGCTCAACAAATGGCACCATTCTCCCTACTGTTCTGGGTAACTTTGACTCCACGACAACAAAGCGGTTTAAGAAGCCATCTACAATGCGACCTGTAGATAACGCACCATAAAAGTTTCTAGGCACTGACATGCCAACAAGCGTTATACCTGGCTTTATCGTAGAGCGATCTAGAGCCTCTTGTTGCTGTTTTCCAGTCAATGTCATTAAAGAGTAGTTATCAGGTCTAATCGTACCGTGACAGCGACCCCACGCTTCCATAAGCACTTGCAAAGCGTCTTCCTTGTTAGAGTTGGATGCCTTGGCAATACTTTCTAAGCGTTTACCAAATTCATCCATTACGGTTATGTGGGTTGGTTTATGTCTAAGTAGACTGTAGACCGCGCCAGACGAGGTATAACCATCACCCGCCATAATATCAGCATGGCCAGAACAATCTAGGATTGATTCAATGGTGGTTTTAACATTCTCTTTACCCTGACCTGACTTGGCTATGCACATAAAATACATGGATGAAAAGTTATTCATATCGGTACGATACATTCTGCCTAATGCCACTGAGCCTAATGCCAATGCACTTTGCATAGATAATGAGGGCTGCTGTATCTGAGCAATAGATTCTGAATACTCAAATATATCTTTCATAATGCCAGGTGGCTTGAAGAGGCTATCAGGTTTTTTCACGCTAAATTTATTTTTTATAAATGCAGGGGCTTGTTGGTTTTTACGTTCATGGGTCTTTAATATTGAATTGACGGTGGTAGATATCTCATTTCTTGATAATGGTGGTTTGTTTTGTTGATTCCATGATTGCACAAAGAATTCAACCATTTCGATATTAACACCTTTAGCAATCAAATTACCCGCCAATCTAGCTGCATTGTCATTACGACTGCCTGCCATCACCCCTTCCATTGAGAAAGGAGTAGCTATTGGTTTACCGTTTAATTTTTCAGCGCCTGTTATTTGCACCCAATTTTCTTTTGTAAAATTAGGCAGATCACTTGTATTGTACCAATCCCAATCTAGAATAAATTTAGGTTCATAGATAGCACCAGTAGCATGAATATTGTACGGTGCAATAATTAGACCGCCTACCCCTCTTATATCAATAAGTTTCGCGGGATCGCTAATTTGTGTGCGCCTAGCTACATAAGTAGTATATTGCTCTGGATTATTGTAGTAATAGTGCATACCCTTACCAGTGATAACTTTACACGGTGTGTTGGGCAGATTTTCTTCAGCCCAGATACACGCTTCTGGCGTATCAGCATCTACCACTATAAATTTACCGCAGATCAAAGCCACGACTAAATCATCACGGTTCTTAAACCATCGAGTAATCTCTTCTTCAGTTGGTTGCCGCTCTTTGTATTGCTGCCAACTGCCTAAATGTTTAGGCGGTACTTTATTATGCCGTTGTAAAGGTACAGGTGAGTAACCTTCTTCGGCATAGGCAAGAGCAAGCTCCAACGCAGAATTCTGCGCGCTCGCTTTGACGTTTAACACTAACTTTTCTTATCTTCAGCAGAGTCAATAGGGCCATAGATAGATTCAAAATCTAACTTACCACCTGTTTTTTTGATAATAATCTTCGCTTGTTCTATAGAAGGTTGTCTAAGTCCATAGCGCCATGATTTTGCGGTTGCTGATTTGCATCCAAATAATTCGGCTGCTGCATCAGTTCCAATAAATTCAATATATTTTTTAAGAGTATATTGTTCCACTTCTCGCTCCTTATATTCTGGCTCAAGACCAGATGCATGTAATGTGTCGAGCTTTTTCTTACCAAGCTCAACCTGTCTAAAATAAAAATTAATTTCCCATTGGTTGCGTTTTGCTTTGTTCATGTTACAATATGTCCTTAGATCAATGAAAACCAAGTGTAACATATTTTTTTTGATTTAAAAGAACTTTTTATAAACATAGGAGAAAGTAGTGAACGATTCTATATTAAGTCGTATCAAAACTCCAAACGAACTTGTGCAGCAACAAGGTGCTAAATTGTTGATCTACGGTGCGTCTGGAGCAGGTAAGACAACCTCGCTCAAAACTGCACCAGGAAAAACATTAGTGGTCAGTATGGAGAGTGGTCTATTATCTATTAAGGACGCTGAACACCTTACAGCTATTGAGGTTAAGAAAGCGAGTGAGATTGAAGAAATAGCTACCATGCTTGAAAATGGCACGTTAGATTATGACACGGTATGCTTAGATAGTATTACCGAGATGTCAGAAATCTTGTTAGCTTCAGAAAAAGCTAAGACAAAAGATCCACGCAGAGCTTACGGTGAAGTCATTGAAGTAATGATTAAAACCATGCGTAGATTTAGAGATTTACCCATCCATGTAGTCTTCATTGCCAAAGAAGCAAGTACGCGAGATGAGGCGACAGGTACGTTCCATTATCAGCCGATGATGGTTGGTGCAAAATTGCCCACACAGATACCTTATTTCTTTGATGAAGTATTATGTATGCGTGTTTTCGATGATGAAGATAAAGATGGACGTAAGGTAATTACCCGATGGTTTCAAACTCGGATCGGTCAGGGATATACGGCTAAAGATAGAAGCGGAAAGTTAGATGAGTTCGTAGCACCTAACTTAACCAATATAATTAAACAACTAGGATTTGCATCTGGAGGTGCTAAATGAGTGATTTTGAAGGATTAGATATAAATATGGAAGAAGTAGAACGCAGTTCAACAATTCCAGAGGGTGAGTACCCTTGCATTGTAAAAGTGTGTGAGAAAACACTTTCAGCAGCAGGTAACGAATATTTGAAAGTTGAAGTAGATGTTACTGGCGAAAAGTATGCAGGTTGGAAATTACGTTCAAACCTCAATCTTTGGTATCAACACGAGAATCAAAGTAAGCAAGAAGAAATTCGTGGATACGCTAACAATGATTTCGCACAGTTATTAAAAGCGTGTGGGTTTGATAAAGCACCAATTAATGCAATGGAACTGCAAGGTAAAAAATTGATTTGCAAAGTAGGTATCGAACCAGAGCGTGATGATAGTGGCTATGGTGACAGCAATAAGATTCTCCGATATATTAAACCTGAGAATACTACTGCACCAAGACCCGCAGGTTTACCACCGAGTATGA